AAGATAAAATCATTTTATATTCAAAGCTTAGAAGTGAAATTGAGGAAAAATTAACCTTAAATATACTTCGGCAACTTCAAGAACAGTAATACATTTATTGTGTTCAAAAAATTTTCCCTTATGTAAATTGCATTTTGAGATTTGAATTGCCCACTTCGGTGGGTTTTTTATTGGAGTAAAAATGACTTGGACTGCACATGAGGTCTATGACAGCTTTCAGGTTGTACCTGATGATGATTTAAAACCTCATTCATTTTTTCACTGCGAATGCCATCCCGAATATGTGGATGGCATTTTTATTCATAACGCTTTTGATGGCAGAGAGGCGACTGAAACGTCTTTACTAAGCTGAAAAGGATAACCCATGGTTAGCACAGATTACGTTCCATTATGGCGAATCTCACCGTTTCAACATGTGCATTACACGCTGGCTCGAAATCAACTCCATATGGATCTGTTATTCGAAGACATGAATAAGGTTGATAAGTTCTTGTCTGTTGAAGGTGCAGCAGCTCAAGTTGATTTCTATTCAGATGGTGCGTATGCAGTTGTCCAGTTGGGCGATACCTCAGAAAGAAAATTGATAGAGATCTATGGCTTGCTTTTACATGAAGCTGTGCATGTTTGGCAAAAGGTAAAGAAACTCATGGGAGAACGTGAGCCAAGCTCTGAATTTGAAGCTTACTCAATTCAAGCGATCGCTCAAGACCTTTTTAAAATGTATGAGGAAAGCGAGGTAGAACATGGGCTGGAAGGGGAAAAAGCCAACTGATTTTAGTTTTAATGTGGCTAAAACAGCAGAGGATAAGGTAAAGAAAATCGCCATGGATACTGTGCAGTCATTAGTTAATTCAAGTCCTGTTGATACGGGGGCTTATCGTGCTTCACATATTGTTTCGATTGGATCTGGTGACTTTGGTGTACGTGGACCTGAAACAACCGCCGTGCAAGATGCAGCTATTCAAGCTGTTAAGTTTAAGCTTGGGAATCTGATCTATATTCAGAACAACCTTCCATATGCCGAACGTTTAGAGAATGGTTGGTCTGATCAAGCACCGCAAGGTATTTACAACACTACATTTACTTATATTAGTCAAAAGTATGGTGGTTAAGATGGCAATGACTTTAGAGCAGACAAGGCAAGCTATTATCGACCATATGATGAGTTTTGACGGTATTTCACAAGAAAGAATTCAGTATCCAAATGCAGCAGGCTTTGAAGTTCCGAAGGGAGGCTTGTGGTGTAGTTTAACTATAGCAGGTGGAGCCAGCTATATTTCTGGAATTGCTGATAATCCTTGTACTCGCCGTACCGGTAATATCATGGTCCAGTGCTTTGCACGTCATCACAGTGGTGTGAAAGGTTTAACTGAGCTAAGCGATTCTTTACTTCAGCATTTTGAATATTTCACCGCTGATCATCTTGAATGTTTACAAGGACAATCAATTTTTATCGGGCAAGATGCTGACTTCATTCAGTATAATGTCACGATTGGCTATAAGGTGAATTAATATACGTATGAAATTTCTAAAACTAATTCCACTGGTTTTTCTATTCTTTACTTTTGATGCTAATGCCAAAGTCGAAAGAGAAGATAATTGCAACATTATTGGTGATATGGCGTTCATCATGATGACTTTACGTCAATCAGGACTTCCAAAAGATGAAATAAATAAAGACATTCCTTTTGATAAGCTCACAAATAATGAGAAGAAGGTTGCACATGAATTAGTTGAAAATATTTACAAAGTGCCAGTAAAGAAAGAATTTAATAGTTATGAATCCCTAGAGAAGTTTTCGGAAGTAGAAAGAGAGCGTTGCAAAAAACTCATCCAAGAGAAAATTTAAACTCAAATTATATTTAAACCGCCTTAGAGCGGTTTTTTTATGTCTTATCCACTACCACCTCATCGGTGGTTTTTTAATTTTTACAGGAATCACTTATGAGCAATTTTGTTTTTAAGCGTGGTGACACATTCAACTTGAACTTGCAGCTGGTTGATATGGATGATGCGTTGCAATTTCCAGCCAATGATGTACGCCGTGCGATTGACTTGACGGGCTATACATTTACCTCTCAAGTTAAAACATTAGATACCGGTGCAGCAGTGGCTACTCTAACCTGTGCTGCTTTAAGCCAGACGACTCAGAAAGGATGGCTTAGCGTGAAATCAGGAGCAAGTACTGCTACATGGCCATTGGGTTTGTGTCAGATGGATATTAAGGCGGTTGTTGGTGGTGTTATTCAACATACTGAAACTTTGACATTCCAAGTGATTGATGGAGTAACAGCATAATGGCAAATCTTTTATTTAGATTTAGTTGGGATCATCGGCCTTTTGTCTATAACTCTTCTCAAGGCAAGCGGCAGTTTATGTTGCCTTTTGCCTCCGGTATTCCAAATTTAACACCCGACTGGACACAAGTTCAGGGTCTGGGTAATGCAGCTCAAGGGACTTTAACAACTGCTAAAGATGATTCATCCACTGGTCGGGTTCTAAGAGTTGGAGACTTTGGTTTGGGTGATAATTTACCCTTATATGCAGCCAACTTACCTTTAGCTGCTGGTGAAGCAACAGTTTTATGTAGACGGGTTGTAGGGGATTCTGCAGCAGCACACGGTCTTCCAAGTGGCACATTTGCAATGAGTACATTTGCAGTAGGTCCTGCAAATAGCTATGCAATTTTTTATCCTCAGAATGTGCATCATGATATTTATTGTGGCAACTTGATTATTAATAGTGGTAGTTCGACAGTAAAACGTTTCTTTAAATTATTGAGTACAGCTAACACAACAACAGATGGAAATGGTTTTGTTAAGTCAGCCTCACCAATTGTAAAACTGTTTGCTGATTCAATTGAATTAAATGATGAAGCCAAGAAACAGCCAATCGAATTCGAAAAGATTGATGTAGGTGATTACCTCATTAAAGCCTCTTTAGGTTTTGCCAAAGAAGGCTGGTATATCGAAATGCCCAAGGATGCAAACGGCAATGTGGTTGTTGCTGTGTCTTATGAGCAGCTTGAAGATGGAGACATCTCGGTAAAAACTTATAAGAAGAAGTTTGATATCGAGACAGCCTCAATCATTCCCGATTTAGATAATCCTGTAGATATTCCTGAGTCGCGCTGGATTGATATCCGTTTACATGAAGAACCTGAACCAGAGCCTGAGGAATCAGTGAGTGAAACACCATTAGAGTTTCAGCCTACCAACTTGTCAGAAGCAGTAGCTGCGGCATTGAATAATATTGAGCCACCTCAGACTTCAAATGAAACCAAATAATAACCCGCAAACTTAGCGGGTTTTTTTACGCCCACTATTTTTTCCGACCCGCTCATGAAGCGGGTTTTTTTATGCCTAAATTTTGGAGAACTATAAATGAGTTCAGGCGCAAAAATTCGATTATATGCTTGCGAAGAAGCAGTGCTGGGAACAACCCCGGCTAATCCAATCTGGTATGTCGTTCGCCGTGTGAGTGATGGATTATCTGAAAACGTTTCTACTGAAGAAAGCAGTGAAGTTGTAGATTCACGATTTCGTCAAGGTGGGGTTGTCACTGAAGCTGAAGTGGCAGGTCAGTTAGAGTTTGAATTATCTGTAGGGACATTTGATCTATTTTTAAGTGCTCTTGCATTTAACAACTGGGCAGCAAATGCACTTAGCTTTGGAGGCACCGTACGTAAATCATTTACTCTGGTTAAAGTCTTTGAAGATGTTGGCCAGGTCTTTATTTATCGTGGAGTCCAAGTCAATACGGGTGAAATCACTATTCAGACTACAGGAAAGATCACTGGTAACTTCGGCTTGGTTGGTAATTCATTTACCCGTCAGCAAGTAAACCCAGTTGTTAATCCAGTAGCTGCATCAAGCCGTCCATTGGTTAGTATGCCAAACGTTGAAAACCTACTTGTGAATGGTCAATCAATTCAAGGTAAGGCGTGTATGCAGTCACTAACGCTTTCGCTTAATAATAATCTGGAAGCAGTTCGCTGTATCGGTTCGGGCAAATACACGCCAGAGTTTTACTTAGAGAAGATGATGGATATTGAAGCGAATGCTTCATTTATGTTCTCGGCTACAGCTGCAGGGTGGATTGATGCAATCAAAACCCGTGATGTGTTCACTCTGACGTTCGATATTAAAGATAGTAAGGGTAGTAAATACTCGTTCAACTTCCCTCAATTGGAAGTTATGGAAGCAAATCATCCAGATGGTGGAGGTGATGACATCATCACTTTAGATATCAACTTTGCTCAAGTGCGGACAGCTCCAACGATTGTGCGTGCTCTTGTGTAATTCAAATTAATAAACTTAAGCCCATGGAATC